ACGCAACCGCCACAAGCCCTGCTAGATCCGTCCGTTCACCAAGCCGCGTGACCGCGGCCTCCCGTTCTATCTCGCGAAGCTCTGCCCACATCCACATCGTAAGGGCAAAGCTCTGCTGTCCTACCTCGTCAATCCCCTGCCCCGTGCGGCTCGCCGTCTCGACGAGGATCCGCCGGATATACTGCTCTGGACTCCACGCGACCGAGACGGCGGGATCCCCCCCGGTCGCGTCTGTCAGTTTTTTTCCGACCGCTCCTGCAACATCGTTTCGACCTCGGTAATCTGCCCGCGAGCAAGCTGTACGAGCGCGGCGATCTGATCGACCGTTAACGCGGCAAGCTCGCTCTCGGACAGATCCGGGCACGAAGCGTGAATCACATCGAGTAACGCCGCCAACATCGATGCCCCACCCGAATCGTCGTCCTGCAAGGCCGCGATACGATGAGCCGCGGCCCCCGTCAGGGGCTTTACGGTAATCTTGCGTCCGAAGAGCTTAACAACGGGCAGTCGCTTCGGATTCGTGAGGGCATCGAGGTCGATAACGGTCATATCCCTTAGGCGTTAGTGAGGGCCGTCAGGTACTCGATCCGGTACGGCGCGGTGCCGGTCCCGTCGAGGTAGCCTGCCCAGCCGGTGTCGAGACGGGCCTCGATCTCGATTGCGATCGCGACCTCCTGCCCGTCCTGCGAGGTCACATCGTACTTTGTTACGATCGCCGACGGGAACCGGACCTGAACGTACTTCGGCGAGGCCGTCGTGTGCCCACCGCGGAGCCAGATCGCCCGGACATCCGTGATGTAGTCACCCGAGACGAGGAGCGCACCCGCGGCCTGTGGCGCGTAGGACGAGGTGGCCCCGGTCCAGCCGCCGGTCGCGTTCACATCGGCCCCCGGCTCAAGCTGAGACACGCCGCCAGCCACAAGCGCGGTCGCGGCGGGCGGGAGCGTAATCACGGTGCCGGAGATCTTCGGCATCTGCGACTGCTTAATGTCGAGGAGCTTCATCGGCGACCGCTTGCCGTCGAACTCGACGTTGCGGTAGGTGATGCCGGGGTCGAACTTAAGGCCCCCCTGAAAGGCACCATAGACGATGTTGCCGACGTACAGGACGCCGGAATCAAGGAGGACGCCATCCTTGAACTCTGAGGTGAAGCCAGTAAGCGGTGCGGTCATAGCAGTATCCTACGGTGAAGGGACAGGGAGAAAGTTAAGCGCGGGAGGTCAAAACAACAGGCCAGAGGTACAAGTCGTAGTTCCCCACAACGGCGACGACGGAGCTATCCGCCGGTTCAGTCATCTGCGGAACGGTCTGACGGGTCCGGGACCGGCAAGCCATAAAGCCCGAGGTATTGGCAGTCAAGGCCGTCAGGCATTGGTCGACAATATCCATCGCCCCCTCGACAAGGGCGATCTGACTATCCGGCTTCCCGACACATTGCACCTCAAGCACCGCCGTCTCCCGATACCCGTTATACCCCGGCTGACTTACACGGTCGAGCCGGAGCGTGATATACGGGAAGGTGGGACGTTCGGGCGCGGCCCGGATCCAGATCCGGGTCCCGACATAGTCGTTAAGCGTGTCGGCACTCGGGCTCGTATATGTCAAGAGGGCGTCCCGGAGGGTGCCATAGATCTGTACCGTCGAGGCGGTCGACGGCAGGGTAAGGCTACCCGGGACGACATACTTCGGCAGGGGGGTCATACGGCCTCCGCCTTAAGGGAGCGAACAAGGACGCGGGCATACGCCTTGCCGATCGCGTCGACGCTATTAAGGGCGACCGGCTTAAAGATCTCGACCCGCTCATATCGGCGAGAAAACAGGTTGTGATGCCCAAGCTCCCACGCGAGGGCGATCTCGCCAACCGTGTAGGGGCGTGTCTTGCCAAGGCGGGTAAGCTGAACCGTAATGCCTTTCGGGATCCCGACAAACGAGGTCCATCCGTCCTGCGTCCAGATCGGGCGTTCGCGCTGAACGTGCTGTACGATCTGCGCCGTTGACCGGAACTTCTGGCTCGTATAGTACCCCTGAAAGAACCGCTTCTTGACGTTGCCCTCGTACAGCGCGGCGGCGGCGTCCGTCGCCTTACGGCTCGCCTCCCTGTAGGCCCGCAGGAACTTCCCGGAGTTATCGGTTACTTTGACACTCATTGCACAGCCCGGAGCGTTGACCGGAGACGCCGGAGCGCCTCTGCCGCGGTCTGCGCCGTCTCCGTAACCACCTGATTATTCGGGCCGTGCCAGCGTATCGCGATCGCGACATCGCCGACCGGGAATGCTTCGAGAGAGCCACCGTATTCAAGGGCAAACGTGTCGATCCGCGACCGATCGGAGGGCCAGAGGCCAGACCGTCGCACATCCTGTCCGCAAAGGACGCGGGCATCGACCCCGTGAATAGTCACCGGATAAACCCGATTGCGGAGAGGGTAATATTGCTTGCCGTTAATGCCGTCGTGTCCGTCTCGTTCCGGGCATAGATCGAGATCGTGTCATTCTGCACGGTCGGGATAAGGGCGGTAAAGCTCACCGAGTAGCTACTGCCCCCGACGTCAAACCGCTGTGAGACATGAAAGGTCGTAATGACAGTCCCGTTCTTCGCAAACGTAAAGCCAAAGACCTTGTTATTCGATGCGCAAGAAGCCTCAACGTTGCCGACAACGAGGAGGACCTGATTAACAGCCTTCGTTGCCCGCATCTCGTTATTTGACGCCTGTGAGAAGCCGTCCTGCCCAAGCGTTGCATCGAGGGCCGTCGTTCCGGCGAGCTTGGTCCAGACGTTTGCACCGGAGAAAGTCGTCTGCGCTGAGGCCGTTAGATCGATCTGCCCACGGCTCGGGAAGAGGCTTACCACCGCGTCCCGGATGTCCTCGGGCGAGATAAGGCCGGTGCTATTGTCCGGGAGTTGCGCCAAGAGCGCGGCAAGGACCTTCGGGGTTTCAGCCATTAGTCGTATCCCTCGTCAAAGCCAAGCGTAAATGCGCTCCCCGCGACGAGGAGATGCACCCCGTCCGCCACGGCGTCGGGATCGTTTGCGATAAACTCGGCATAGGCGGTCGGATCGACCTCCTCGAGCGTAATCTGCTTACACCGCATCTGCCGCACTTCGTAGACGCCACGGATAAAATACAGGACCGTGCCGCCCTCCTCCTTAATAACGCCGAACGGGTCCACGGCGACATCATCCGAGACAGTCGCGACCGCGGTGGTACGGCTATCGGTATGTGCCTCGGGAGCCCCGGCAACCGTAAAGGCGTTTGCCGTCGTATCGAGCCGCCCCCAATACACACCGAGCTTGGTATACAGGGGCCGCTGAAAGCCATAGGCCCCGTCGTTCGACCGGGAGTAGAAGCCAAGCCGCTGATCGAGCAGGCCCGGGGCGATGTACATTAGACGGCGACCCCGAGCTTAAGCCCGCGAATAACCTTAAGGACCCGGGCCGCGGTGTCGCGGGACACATCCCACGAAATCGTCGTTGCCGCACTCGTTTCACTACTGGCGTTCGGGGTCCGCTTCTGATAGAGATCCGCGGCGAGGTCAAGAATCGCCTGTGAAATAACGGGCTCCCACGCCGTATAGAACTGCGACAGCGAGAGGCCGACGTTTGCCGTAACCGTGTACCGGGGGTTGCTAAAGCTGTACCCGTCGGCGGAGTAGATAATACCGTTCTGCCCGTCAACCCAATAGTCGGTAGTCGGGACGGTAACGCCCTCGACATCCACGATGCCGGTCACGGCGATCGGGCGGCGGGGAAAGACAATCGAGGTAACGGGGCGATCCGCGAGGGTCTCGCACCGGTCGATGTACGTCTGCGAGACTGCGGTAATCGGGCAGTCGATCCACAACTCTAACTGCCCCTGTGCCCGGGCAAGCAGGGCGGCAAGGAGCGTGTTCTCCGCGTTCGACTCGATGCGGAGGTAGTCTTTGAGGTCTGAAACGGTTGGGAGAGCCACGCGAACCTCAGGACAGTCAGAGAGAAGATCCGTCTACAATCCGAACCGGCAGAGCCGCGGGGGAGGATCCCCCCCACGGCCCTACCGTGCCACGGCTTACGCCGCGGGCTCGTCAAGCACAACGAACGGCGAGTGCGGCATCACCTTGTTGCCAGACCCGTCGACCTTGTACGCGAACGTGCTGGTCGGGAGCGGAATGCCACCGGCGCGAGCGACGAAGCGGTAGGTCGTAATGTCGTCCGTGAACTTGTAGTGAATCGAGGACTCGACGGTAAGGGCCTGACGCAGACCCATCGCGTAGAAATCCGGGTTCACCAGCGCGATGTCGGCCTCGGTCCCGAGGGTCGGGAGCAAGTCCGTGACGATCACCGGGAGCCCAAGGAGGGTCGCCGGGGCCCCATCCCGAAGATTCGGGAGGAACGTCACCATCGTGTTGTTGGTCGTCTGCAGGGCGTAGAGCGCGGGGAGCGAATACCGCGAGATCATCCACACCGAGCGGGGGCCAACCGTGTGTTGCTTGTACATCGAGAACATATCCGCGGCAGAGAAGGTATTCGCGGTCGCCCGGGCAACCTTGATCAGCGCGGTGTTGTTGGTGTTAAACGCACCGAGCGGCTGGCTCGAGCCCGTGCCGTCGATGGTGATATCTTCGTTGATCTTGTTGATCGCCTGACCGCCAACCGCGGTAGTGACCTCCGACGGAAGCTCGCCGGTAAAATCGTCCCCGAGAAGCTCGTCGCCAAACTCGGTGATCGCGGCATACTTATACATCGTAAGCACGCGCTGACCGAACGACGGCTCGCGGGCGGGCTTGGCGGAGCCTTCGCCGACGATGGTCACGTTCGCGATCTTACCCGCCATCGGGCGGTTAAGGGTCGAGGTGCCTTCATCCTGCAAGAGGTACGGGATACGGAGC